AATTCATTCTCCATTCTCTGTCCTAGTATTGTGATGTACAAATTCTTTAATATAGCGTACTAATAACTTAATATAATCCCCTTTGTTTCTTTTGTCAAATACTTTCACTTCTCCACTAGGAGTTACCATGATAGTAATAAGTTTTACGACAGGGATTTTAGTCAGCTCATAATATGCAGAGGCATAAAACATCTCCTGCACAAAATAATTTTCCAACCACTCTTCTGGTTTAATCTTGCTTGAAGTCTTAAAGTCTATGATGGCAAGTTCTCCATCATATTCTGCGATACAATCTACTCTACCCGCAAGCCCAAGGTACTCTGAATAAAGAGTACGTTCAATTGCATGAATATTATTTATCTTATCAAGTTCTTGTTTTGCATGATAGAACATGAACTTTGTCAGGGGTTGATAATTTTCCCAATTCAGTTCTTTGTTTTCAAGATAGTCTTGACATGCTTGGTGAAAATCAGTTCCTCTAGATGTGGCAAGACGAGTAATTTTATTTGCTTCTTCAATGCCAACACGTTCACGCCACTTCGCAAAGATTTGGCGATTGTAGAAACTGGTTACTGAAGTGATAGAAGGCACCCACTGGCCATCGGGAAGATTGTACAGACGGATGCCATTTGTTTCTTTCTTTTCTAATTCAAGATCACCTAAGTAATTACAATGAACAAAACTCATAGATTAGATTCCATTTTCGCAAGGATGTATTCTTTCACAAATCCAGAGCGAACAATGTCTTCAACTCCAAATTCAATAATATCAATTGATGGCATGATGCGAAGAATCTTCATGAAATCAACAATTCCATTCTTCTCATTTGTCTTCTGAAGATCCGATTGAGTAGCATCGCCACAGAACATGATCTTAGAATTTTCACCAACACGAGTAATTATACTATCAAGTTCGTGGAAGTTCAAGTTCTGGAATTCATCTACGATAATGATTGCATTGTCCAGAGTAGTTCCCCTAATAAAAGAAGTACTCCAAAAACTAATCGTTCCTTGAGTTTTGAGGTTTCCATAGAGCATTTCGAAATCAGCTTCTGTGGGCATCTCGAACATGTACTTCACCATATTCTTATAGGGAATTTGATAAAGTGATGACTTATCTTCATGATCACCAGGAAGGAAACCAATTTCCCTAGTAGCAACAAGAGACCTAACGATGTAGATTTTTTCGTAAGGAGTTTTTTCATTCAATACATCACGTAGTGCATTATAGAGAGTAATAAAAGTCTTACCAGTACCTGCACACCCATATGCAACTAGATTTTGATCTAGTTTATAACAGCGAAAGAGTTCTTCCTGATTTTCTGTCAGAGGTTCAATTGTCCTCATCAGATCAGCATTGAGTGGCTTTTTTCTTTTCATTTGCTTGTTGCTCATACCAAATGGAACTGGGGTCTTTGGAACATTTCTTTTTGCTGGCATGTTAATAAAAAATCAGATTGGTTTTACTTTTGATCCTGGAGCTTTTGATGCCGCGTGTAAGACATCGTTCCATCCCGGATGAGATTTCTTAAGTCTGTCATAGACTTCACCAAGTTCCCCAGATGACGGGCATGTACTTGGATCAGACCAATCTCTATCCCAATCGGGATTATCTTTTTTCCACTGTTCCCAGTCGTGAACACTCAGAGTAATTTCTTTTTGTTCACCAGTTTGTTTATTGATAACAGGATAAGTTGCCATTTACTAAAATAATATGTAAGTTTATTTATTCAATAGTGATAGATGGTGCATCTACACATTCAGAACATCCTTCACGTTTCCATCCAAGTGCTTCAGAAACAGATGGGAACTGACAAGTAAAAATACAACGAATCATTTCTGCAATTTCCATGTGTTCTTTTTGAGTACCATGTGCTGAACGAAGATCAATATAATGGATCCATGACCTTACAGAGCCAGTCATATAGAGTCGTGTGGGCGTCGCCAAGGGCAATACAAACCTTGCACACTCCTTTGCCACACCTTTGTCTAGAAGACGGTTATAGAGGCGCTGGGCTGCCTCAAAATGAACGCGAATATCTTCCAGCAGAGTCAACTTCAAATAGTCAGGCATATCATCAATTGAGTTCTGACGATTTTTGGTATCTTGCCTGCGAATTTCAGGAAGAGGAATAACGTTACTCAGTAGATTTGTGTCAGCATATCGTTGTGAAAATTCTTGATAGGTAAACGACCTATGCCGAAGGATCTGGGCCGCAATACCACGAGTAGTATTAATCTCTACAGTCATGGTTGCTTGTTCAAAGATACTCCAGTGTTGATGCTGAATACAATACTTAAGTAGACCAGAGAACTTTTCGTTTTCTTGATTTGCTGGGTTACTAACACGAGCACAATATGCCATGTGCTTCTCTGCATCTGGAGTAACACTAATGAGTTTTACTTCTGGTTTCATGAACTCGAACTCAGTTGGGATATTCATCTTCATCTCCATCATAAAATACTTCGTCGTAATCGGTTATGTAGTTTGAAATTTGATCGTAAGTTGCTACTGTTTCATAAGTATCAACTTCAGAATGAATCTCTGACTTTAAACATTCTACCAGAGATTCAAGGTTTTTGACAATCAGCTTAAGCTTTTCTCTATCCATCTTTATCAACCTCCACAAAGGTAATTATACATAAAAAAAGAGGGGGAGTCAAGTCCCCCTCGATATTATTTTGATGCTACCAGAGTAGCAATAGATGCTTTATGACGCCTCTCTTCTTTTTGCTTTTGTTCTTTAATGATTTGAAGAAAGTTTAGTTTTTTCATCACTTATGGCCCTCCTTTACAAACTTAACACCACGATAGGTTTCGTTGTACTGTTGGGGTTGTTGCATCATCTGCTGTTGATACTCTAAACGCTTTTGCGTATCGTATTCAACACCGCGATATACTACTTTAGACATTAGGTTGCTCCTTTACTATGTGTAAAGTGCGTTCCTTCGGTTTCCCTACTTCCGTCCCTTAGGATGAACGTGCTTTATATAGAAACTTTTTTTTGTAACTTTTGTTACAATTTAATCTCTTTGTCTCCAGTCCTCTGGTTTATCTTCTGTAAAGAAATCAATAATATCATCCACACTATCAAACCTACCGATACCCTTAGCTTCGTGTCCGATACCACCGATATCAAGTTGGTTCAAAAAATCATCCATATCTCCTTCTTGCATATTAGGATTTTCTGCTTTACGTCTTGCTTGACGTAGCATTGTCCCAGCAGTTCTATTTGCTTTCGCTAATTTTTCTGCCCATATCATATCACTCAGTTCTACAGTTTCACTTTTCACAATTCGTTCACAGATCGCTTCAAGTCGCAAACGATATTGAGTAGAAAGCATACGATTCTCCAGATATAGTGTATTTAGTTAACGCTCAATATAAGTTAACTTATGATCAGTTGAGTATAGTTGTTGAATGATAACATCACAACCAATTTTAGGGTTGCAATCACCACAAGTATACACATCAACTGCTGCTTTACCTTCTTCAGGCCAAGTATGAATGCTTATATGACTTTCTGATAGTAAACAAATTACAGTTACTCCCTGTGGATCAAACTTTTTTGATATTGTTTGAACTACTGTTGCGCCGCTTATTGTTGCTGCATTTTCTAGTAGGTCTATAAGATAATGCTCGTCGTCCAAAAGGACAAACGAGCAACCATATAAGTTAAGTAGATAATGTTTTCCCATTGACTATGGATTCTCCTCTGCTTCTTTAATTAATTTACTTACGTATTCTTCATTTCCATCCATAGTCTTAACTTCAAAAATAGAAGATCTTTGGTACTTCTTTATTTTTTTGTATTTCTTTAGGATTTTATTTATTTCGTTCTTGTTAATTGAGACTTCAATTTTTTCTTCACTAAAACCTTCACTCATTTTCTTTTCTTCTTTTCCGGTTCTTTATATCCCCACATCTTAGGGCTAACTCTACCATATCCAAAATCAATTTTACGAACAGCACCTGGTCCGTACTTATCATAGTACATGTCAAAAAGACTTACCCTTTTGCTGGTCCTACAAAGATCTATACATTCTTCACCATCAACAACATACCAAATTAAGTAAGCATCGTTAGGAAATGATGGATCTTTTGCCTTTTCAATTGTAGTTTTCTCTAAAAGAATTTGACATCCATAATTAGATGGCAGAATATTATTATTAATTTGAATAGAATCTGCCATATCTTTCTCCACGCTTGTTGCTACTGTCACGAACGGCCACCCCATTGAATATCAGGATATGCTTCTTTTACATTTTCAAGAGTTATTTTGTATTTAGAAGATAGGTTCTTATCCTTCGTAAGAATTAATACTTCTGCTTCCTTTGGATGGAGCCCTTGGAGAAGATTGATAAACATCATCTCACGGCGAACAGTGGAGAGTGTATTATTTCCGCCCTGAACATAATGATATAGATTTTGATATTCTCTGCGAAGAGAAGTTCTACCTCTACCATCTAGGTCTTGGCCAGTTGCAGACTCTCCACCTGAGGCTTCTCTAGATAGATTTTCGGAAAGAGATCCTGCATATACTGTTTGCTCTGTAGTTCCCGCATAAGGTACATCACCTTCAGGAAGAAGACTAATTACAGTATCATCAAAGTTCCAGATAAAAATAGTTTTTAAAGCATCATTTTCATATGTCTTAAGAACTTCAACTTTTTTTGCATTAGACCTTTGCTTGGATGCAAGTTCTAAAATCTCAAAGATGAATGGGTTTGTTGGAAGAGTTTCGATTGGTGTTTCAGTCGTCTTCTTCGTCTTCGTCGTAGTCGTAGTCATTTTCAAATCTCACAGCTAAAATTTCGTCGGGTATCACATTCCCATTTGAATCAAACATCTCTGGGTGTGTATAAACTGGTTGGGTTTGATAGAAATGTTCTTTTGCTAACCATCCTATCACACCTCCCACAAAAAAGAACATTATCGATACCAATGTTCCTATAGTTAGAGTTACTGCTAACATTTTTTTTCTCCAGAGAGTTTATTTTTTCCTTATATCAAAATGAAATTCAATAAAAAAATGAAACTCCCTACGGAAAAGAGAGATCATTTTACCAAACTTCACTTGAAAAGTCTTTGGCGCAGATTCTCTTCTCCTCCTATTCCTAAGTAGTAGTTCAACTCCCCGATTTATTTGGGGTTCACTTTTATTTAGTTTGCTTTTTGCGTCGTCCAGGTCTTCTGTCATGACTATACTTCCAAGCATCCTCTAAGATGCCATACAAATAATTTCTTATTTTTCTTGCTTGTGGTTTGGGTATGTGCCCATAACCTTCTCGAAGTTGTTTATGAATTTCATCAGAACCACCTTCAAGATAGTCATCTAAATCCATGACAAGATTACTGAGTTCACTTGCAGTTGAACTTTCAATGAATTGCTCAACTTCTGCTTTTTTTGCTCCACGAATTTTTAGATAATCATAGAACTTCAAAACAAACTGCCCGTTGAAAGCATAGTCAATTGCTTTTTCTACATCAAAATAAATTTCGTGAAAATTACTTTCCATTAAACTAGATTTTGCTCCTTAAGATATTGAACCGTATCTGTACAACCACCAATGTGATTATCATCAACGATTACTTGAGGGAAAGTAGACCCTTCACCAAATTCTGCATAGAATTCTTCACGGGTAAAATCTACATTTAACTTGTAGACTACATGTTGAAGTCCAGCCAAATCTAGCACCTGCTGGACTTTTGTGCAATACGGGCAACCATCTTTAGAATAAACTGTAAATTTCATTTTTGAATTCAAGTGATAATAAGATTATATATCAGTTTTAGAAATTGTCAATTATGCCTGTGCTTCACCCCATCTTAAAACAAGACTTCCTGTGAATGGAGATCCTGATGTAGTATAGATGTTAATCGCAAGAACGTCAGGGCCGTTGGGGAATGTTCCTCTTCCTCCTAGTGGAGTATTGTTCAACTCTTTTAGTTGAGTAAGATCAAGTGAAGCATTGTTTCCTCCTCCACCATTTCCGACGAAGGAGAAAACAGTTTCTCCTGGAACAGCAGCAGTTGCAATAGCAGTGAAGGTATAACTTGTACTTCCAGAAGCTCCTGGATTAACTGGTTGAGAGAATTGGATATATCTAAATCCACCAGAAAGAATTATATTAGAAACCAAAGTTCCTCCAGGGACACCTGTTCCTGAAATTTGCATACCGATTCTTACATCTACTGTGGATGCAAGAGTAAATGCAACAAAGTTTGTGAATCCTTGAGTGAGAGCATTAGACGCCGTTACTACCGTTCCTCCACCAGACCAAATAACAGATGATCCGTTTGCAATTTGAGCAAATGATGGTTGTCCACCCGAACCAGCATTAGTTAAACTAAACCAGTTAATGTTTGCAGGATCTATTGGATAATTTTGTGGATTTAGAATTCCCT